TACAGCTTCGGTGTTTCTGACTGGCGCTGTGTTTTTGGTACACCCGGCGCGTAAAGTGTGTTATAAGGGGGGAGGATACTTCATTATTCTCCTCACTCTCGACTTAGGGGCAACTTCGGTTGCCCCTTTCTTTTTTTAAAAATTACTGTATGATTTGTTTATCCCTGACAAACACACGGTGTGTTTGACTAACCCAGACAGGAGATCGACATGGGTACTACTACTTTCTCAGGCCCGATTAAAGCCGGGACCATAAAAAATACCACAGGCACAACACTTGGAAGCGACGTTGCAAACGTTGGCCAAGTAGTCATGTCTCAAACTTTTGCGGCGGATTTATCAAACGGTGCTATTGCTGCGGACACAACTAACGTTGTTATTCCTGCAAACTCTCAAATTATTGATTGTGTGATTGATGTTATCACTGCGGCAAGCGGAGCTACCAATCTGAGTGTTGGAGATACCGTAGGTGGCGCAACCTCTATTCTTAACACTTTTGCTATCGGAACTTCTGCGGGCCGTAAATACCCTACTACGCAAGCGGGGGCCGCATTGGCGTGGGAAGATACCGGAACGGCAGATATTCGTTTGACCGTAACAAACTCTGCCGCAACAAATGCGGGAGAGGTTCGTGTTACTATTCTGTATTCTCAGAATAATAACCTTGGTTAAAGGAGGCTTGAATGGCCAATTCAGACGTAAGGGCTAAACGGCTTACGGGGGCTGGAGCGGCTTCCACAGGCCGTGCGCGGCTCCGTCAGGTTCAAGTCTTAACCGCTGCGGGTGCGGGAAGACTTACTTTAACTGACGGAAACGGCGGTGCAACGGTGGTTGATCTGGACTTCTCACAATCTGAAACTCATTCGGTAAACATTCCGGATGAAGGGGTTTTGTTTACGTCGGACATTCATGTGAGTGCTGCAACTAATGTCACGGCATTAACTATATTCTATAGTTAGGGCTGAGTATGGCTTCTAAGCGCGACGACAAGATGCCTAAGCGCAATAAAAAGAATTTCCGCCCTACGAAAAAAGGGGCGGGAATGACAGAAGCTGGCGTAAAAGAGTATAGGAAGAAAAACCCCGGTTCCAAGTTAAAAACAGCGGTAACGGGAAAAGTAAAAAAAGGCAGCAAGGATGCAAAAAGACGTAAATCTTTCTGCGCCCGTTCTGCGGGTCAAATGAAAAAGTTCCCTAAAGCGGCTAAAGATCCAAATAGTCGTTTACGGCAAGCTAGGAAGCGTTGGAAATGTTAGAACGTCCGTTACTGGTTATTGGTTTGTCTACAAGTTTAGGTCTTATTGGAGCGGTATCCTACGCGTGGGCGAGTTGGACAACGGAAACTCTAATATCTGTAGACAAGCGCACCGAAGTAATTGCGACTCAGATTGAATACATAAAATTAGAGATGGAGAAAGCCTATGGCGGCAATGTCCAAGCGTACAAAGCAGAATAAAACCCCCAAGGGTTTAACCTACTTTCGAAAAGGTGGGGAGGCTTCATCAAAAAGCAAAGGAAGTAAGATCTGTCCAAAAGGTAAGGCTTGGGCGCAGCGCACGTTTGATACATATCCGTCTGCATACGCAAATATGGCTGCATCTAAATATTGTAAGGATCCAAATTATGCTAAGAAGTCTAAGGGAAAAGCTTAAATGGGCGAGCTTAAAGAATGGCGTGATCAGAATTGGGTTAGGATTAACTCAAGCGGTGAAATCGCTGGGGAATGCGGTACGTCTAAAGATACGAAGAATCCTGACCGTTGTCTTCCTGCGTCGAAAGCAAGATCCCTTTCCAAAAGCGAAAGAAGATCCACCGCTGCAAAGAAAAAGCGTGAAGGCGCAAAAGGCAAAACCGTCGTTAAAAACACAAAAGCCGCGGAAGTCCAAAACGCCAGATACGGCGGCGAAATCTCGCACCAAAAAGCCAAAAGAAAAACCCCGCGTCCGAAAAACGGCAAAGTAGTTGCAAGGGGGTGCGGAAAGGTGCTTTCCAACCGACGTAAGTTTACGTCGGGGTCAGTGAGTACGTGATGCGAGTCGAGTTTTTTGAACCTAAGCTTGAACAAGGAATTGTTCACGAAATACTTCAGTGGTCTAAGGACGTTTTAGAAACAAATAGTTCTTTCTTTGGGGGATTGCCCCCGTGCCCTTACGCGCAAAAGGCTTGGGCTGACCATAAAGTATCAATAATGTTCAAGTACGAACCTAGCTTTCAGGTTTTGTATACGTCCATTTCTCAGTTTGACGATAACTTTGATCTTAACATAATTGTGGATATTAACTATGAGCAAGATCCAGAAAACTTTCACGAATATTTGCATATTCTCAATGGGTGCATTGCTGACGGGATGTTCATTGATAGAGATGTTTGGTTAATGGGTTTTCATCCGGATGATGAACCAAATGATTTTGTTGCGGAACCCTCTGAAACTTTTGAACCGGTTATAGATCAAGAATATGCTATGATATTTGTACAACGGTTAAGTAAGTTGCAAGAAAGCGCAGACAAACTTGCAAAAAGAGGCTATTATAAGCCTTACGAAGAAGATTACAACGCCAAGGAACTATTTGAACACAGACATCAACTGTATAGGAGACTTAAAAATGGCAATGCGTCCTAAGAAAAAAATGCGGGCTGGCGGCATGGTTAAGAAGATGCGCGGCGGGGGAATGGTTAAGAAGATGCGCGGCGGCGGCATGGTTAAGAAGATGCGCAAAGGCGGAATGGTAAAGAAGAAGTAAAATGGCTGTATCTGGAAGCAAAGATTTTGAGCTTGACGTAGCCGAATACGTTGAAGAAGCCTTTGAGCGTTGCGGTTTGGAGGTTCGCACAGGATATGACTTGCGAACCGCAAAGCGTTCTTTAAATCTAATGCTTGCAGAATGGGCTAACCGCGGTCTTAATCAGTGGACAATTAAGCAGCGCACCGTTACGCTTACTCAAGCCGACGGCGAATACGACTTAGGCACAGACATTATTGACGTACTTTCTGTGGTCGTGCGGCGCAGTAATACGGACTATGCCTTAGAACGGGTTAGTCGGGATACTTTTTTATCTATCCCTAACAAAACAACTCAAGGTCGGCCTTCGCAGTTTTTCTTGGACCGTCAAATTTCTTCAAATTTAAAGTTGTGGCCTATCCCTGACAATAGTACGGACACAATTATCTATGATGCTTTAACGCGTATGGATGATGCGGATGCTCAAACAAATACAATGGATATGCCGTTTCGCTTTTACCCCTGTCTTGCTGCGGGTCTTGCGTATTACATTGCAATGAAGCGGGCTCCTCAACGCATTCAACTTTTAAAGGCGGTTTACGAAGAAGAGTTTGAACGTGCGATGACCGAAGATCGGGATCGGGCCTCGTTTAATGTGGTTCCGCAGTACCAATACTTTAGGACGGGCTAATGGCAAAATTTGCTTCAGGAAAACACTCATACGCTATTTCAGATCGGTCTGGTTTTCGTTACCGATATAAAGACATGCGTAAAGAGTGGACGGGAGCCCTTGTTGGAAAGGACGAGTGGGAACCCAAGCAACCTCAATTGGGGCCTTTTAGAAAGGTTATTGATGCACAAGCTTTACGTGATGCTCGCCCTGATATAAAAGCTACTATGTCCGTTTATGTTGGTATTCGGACGGTTGAGGGCCCTAATTTACGCCCACCCACCGGGTTTGGTCAGGTGGGCACTGTTACGGTGGTGACGACATGAGTTTTACATATTCGCAGTTAAAGCAGGCGATACAAGATTACACGGAAAACGATGAGACGTCTTTTGTGACTAATCTCCCTCTTTTCATCCGGTCTGCGGAAGAACGGATCTTAAAAAATGTTCAATTAAGTTTGTTTCGTAAAAATGTGACGGCAACAACCACCATTTCTAACAAATATTTACCTGCGCCTTCTGATTTTTTAGCTCCGTTTTCTTTAAGTTTAGCGGGCACAGATGACGACAAAGTTTTTGTGGAATTTAAAGATCCTTCTTTTGTACAATCATATACGCCGGACGCCTCAACAACGGGCCTTCCCAAATACTACGCTCAGTTTGATTTAGATTACTTTATTTTAGGTCCGACGCCGGATCTGGCCTATTTAGCGGAGCTTCATTATTATTATAGGCCCCTTAGTATTACAGATTCTAGTTTAACGGAGAGCAGCACAACATGGCTAAGTGAAAATGCTGAATTATCGTTGCTTTATGGCTGCTTGGTCGAATCATATGTTTATATGAAAGGTGATCCGGATGTAATGGCGATGTACAATCAACGTTTTCAAGAATCTTTAATTGGCATTAAGATGTTGGGGGAATCAAAAGAGGTTACGGATGAATACCGCACGGGTAAAATAATAAGGCCGAAACAATAATGTTTAAAATAGATGTAGACGTTCCACAACATAAGAGCCTTGTGAGTGTAAAAACCACTCATAATCGTGGGTTTAATGCCGAAGAAGTATCAAAAGACTGTGTGAGTAAACTGATAAGTGTATCTGATTCAACACACCCTGCGATTAGAGAACAGGCAAACGCTTATAAATCACAAATGGAGCGCATTGTTGCTTATTACATGCGTGAAGCTATTCGCAGTGATCGTACAACTGTGTATAACGCCCTTATAGATGCAGGGCATCCGAAACTTGCTGAACTTATAAGGAGACTTTAAAATGGCTTTCAGCGGAAACTTTATGTGTACCTCTTTTAAAAAAGAGCTTCTTGAAGGTGGGCACAACTTTTTAAATTCAGGCGGTGATACCTTCAAATTAGCTTTGTATACCAATAGCGCTTCGTTTACAGCGGCGACTACGGACTACACTTCGACTAATGAGGTTAGCAACTCTGGTTCATATAGCGCAGGGGGCGGGACATTAACTCGCGTCGATCCAACCACATCCGGTACAACGGCGTTTACAGATTTTGCAGATCTTACGTTTACGTCTGCAACGATTACTGCACGGGGTGCTTTAATCTATAACACAACTGAAGGCGCTGGATCAGGAACTACTAATACAGTAGTTGTTTTGGACTTTGGCTCTGACAAAGCTTCAACTTCAGGAGACTTCCAAATTGTGTTTCCAACCGCAGACGCGTCTAACGCCCTTATTCGTATAGCTTAGAAAATGGCTGATGCGAAGGTTGTTTTTTCTGGCTGGAACTCCTCCACACAAGCGTGGGGTTCTGGTACGTGGGGCAACGATGTAGCATTTCCTGTTTCTGCTACTGGCGCGATAGGCACAGTATCTATTGAAGGCGCAGCGTCTGTACCCGCGACAGGACTGGCCGCTTCTGGCTTAGTTGGAAGTGTTTCTATTACAGTCGGTGCTGGAGTAAACGTAAGTGTCACGGGCGTTGCGGGTACGGGTGCCGTTGACGATGTAACAATTGTTGCAAATGCAGTATGTTCCGTAACAGGCGTTGCGGGTACGGGTGCGGTTGGCACAGTCACTTTAAAAACTAATCAAATCGTCCCGGTTGCTCCAACGGGCATCATCTCGACAGGGCAGGTCGGTTCTGTTACAGTAATTGGAGATGCGAATGTGTACCCAACGGGCATTTTTGCCACGGGCGAGGCGAGCCGTACAACTGTTTGGGGTAAGATAATCCCAGATGCAAATACAATTTGGACTGAAATAGCGGCGTAAGGAAACAAAATGGCAAGTACATATACAGGAAGCGGTATTGAGAAAATCGCCACGGGCGAACAGTCTGGTACGTGGGGTAATACAACAAATACCAACTTT